TTGCTGCTTGCCAAGACGCTGCCGTAGACGTACCGCTTGGCAGAGCGTAGATTCCAGTAGAACTGTTAGCTGTGCCAGTTACAAAGTTGGTTCGGTTGGAAATTGTTGCGTTGGTAAAGTCACCAACGAATCTTTGTCCCGTTGTTGTGAACGTCAAATTTCCAGTAGAGACGTTGACGGACGCTGCGTTGAGCGTTGTCCCGTTGAACGTCAGGTTGGCAGTACCACCGAATGCACCAGAATTGTTGTACTGAACGGTTGTAAACCCACCACCGGGAGTTCCACTGCCTGCAACTACTGCATTAGATGTCCACACCCCACCGATACTTGTCAGAACATTTCCTGCTGTACCGGGATCGATAAAACTGATAGTCGGGGTGGTCCCACCAGTGGACAAGATTGGATATGTATTGCCAACACTGGTGACTGCGTTAGCTACAGCTCCAGTAGCACTAAGAACACCAGTAACATTTGAGAACGAAAGTCCTGTTCCTATCGCAACATTGGACAGTGTTCCGGTAGAATTCGCCCACGCTATACCATCAAACGTAGCAGAGAGCGTAATTGCCGCATTGCTAGTCGAGTTGGCTACCGTGCCAGAAAAACCCTTGGCAGTTACAACACTGACGTTAGTGACAGTGCCTGTGCCGCCGCCACTTGCTACTGCTGCGTTACTTACCCAGACTCCACCGATGCTAGTAAGCACGTTACCGGCATTGCCTGGGGCCACAGACGCAATAGAATCGGTTCCGTTGCCCAACAAAACATGGTTGGCAGGCAGAGTTACCCGTCCAGTACCACCGCTTGGAACTGCCAAAGCGTTGAGCAGCGTAAGATTGCCTACGTTTGCTGTGGCAATGTTCCCGGTCGTGATGAACGCGCTAGTAGCGTTGAGCGTTGTAACGTTTGCAAGCGTAGCCGTGACGTTGGTCACGTTGATGCTTGTCACGTTGACGTTCGTGACGTTGCTTGTGCCACTCGTTATGGTGACATTGGCAAGCGTGAGGTTGTTGAGCGTGGTGACAGTGTTGCCAAGCAGAACAGACGTATTGCCGATGGTGATCGGCGTGTTGAAGTTACTGTCTAGTTTGGCTAGAGCGATATTCCCGCTTAGATTGGCAAAAGCATATGGGACGGTCATTAGAACCTCGCTCTCAATTCATGTTCAAACTCAAATGTGTTCACGGTATATCCAGCGCTGTTACTGTTGATCGTCAGACCAAGATACTTGCCGTACTGCTGGGCATCTGATTTATACAGAGCGTACCCGTAAGCGGTTTCCCACCCAACCGTTTGCAAACTGTTATTCTGCCAAGTCACCGGCTGTTGGTAATTATTCAGCCAAGTGACCGTATTGTCTACTGTATAAGCACCTGTAGCCCCGGTTCCTTGCTCATTGTCCACGCTAACGAAGAGCGTAGACGATGCCTGCAACTGAGCCTCGATACCAAATTTGAGTGCCTGCTTGGTCCGTATGGGATCACCCATAGGCATGAGCGCAGTCTGGATCGTAGTGGCTACGTTGGCTGTGGAATTAGCATAGAGACGGTAGAGGCTTGAGCCTGCGGTCCCATAGAGTCGAATGACCCCCGCTGTAGGGACGGAAGTGATGTAGTCCAACGCTCCTTGGGAGGTTAGAAACCACCTCTTCTCGAAGAACACGGCTTGGACCTTTCTCGCTCCAGCTACCGGGTCGTTGTAGGTGAAGGAGAATGCCGCGCATAGTATGTTGTTCAGTAAGACCTGCCCGCCGCTGATGGGTTGGGCGAAGTCTATGAGTTGGAATATCCCGTCAAGAGGATCTGATAGCTTGCTAGTAGTAGAACCGACCAGGGAATAGATCCCATAGTCGTTCATAAACAGCACAGCTCTAAAGAACGGGTAGATAGCGTAGATACGCTTGGTCCCTACGCTGGCAGAGACGTTGGTATTCGTGAATAAAGTCTGACCATTGGTGTCTACACGAACGTCAGAGAAGACGTTGATGCTGGTTTCACCAAATATGTACAGAAAATTGTTGGCTGAGAGCAGCGCACGGATGTTGCCGTGCAGCGTGGAGTCAGTCAGAGTGAACGAACCAGCAGAAACGCTGGTGAAATCACTGTAAGAGTCTGCTGCGGAATAGTAGACAGTACGTCCAGCAGCCACCCAGGTTCTACCCGAGAACGTAGCGGTAGAAACCAACTGATCTGTGTTTACAACTGCCGTGACATTGGCAGCAGTGCTGAATCCACCACCAAAAAGGACCACACTTGCATTGGTGTACCCTGATCCTGGGTTGGTCATCACAATCTGCGAGACCGTGTTGCCAGCAAGGATTGCGGTAGCGGTAGCGGGAACTACGTTAGACCCGCCGATAGCCACGGTTGGTGCTGACGTATAGCCAGATCCACCGTTGTTGAGCAGGATGTTAACTGTGCCGGTCTTGAACGATATGACTTGGGCTATGGCGTTAGCACCAGAACCTCCACCACCCGAGAACGTGATGGTTGGAGACGATGTATAACCGCTACCAGCGTTGACTAGGTTGACGCTGCTTACGCCACCAGTAGAAATGACTGCGTTGGCAGTAGCAGAACCGCTGGAGAAGGTCACTGCCGGTACAGAAGTGTATCCAGAACCTCCTTCAACAATCCCGATAGAGACAACTGCACCACCGCTAATGCTGGCAACTGCTGTAGCCTGGGTTCCACCCGTGATATTAGGTGCGCCTATAGTTACATCTGGGACTGCGGTGTATCCAGATCCACCTGAGGTCACATAGACTGATCTGATGCCACCAGATCCGGTGACGATCGTCGCCGTGGCTACTGCTTGTACTCCGTTGGCATCATTGGGTGCGCTGATCACAACATCAGGCGCAGATGTGTAGCCAGAACCTGGGCTAGATACCGCTATCAGGCCAACAGAACCGATAGAAACTACATTTGCACCGTTCCAACTAGACAATCCGTTGGCTGGATCGGCAATTATCAGTCTTTCATTTTTCCATTGTGCAGAACTGACGTTTGCACCGCTGAACGTGCCTGCAACTGCTACGTTGCTGGTCACATTGCTTGTGAGATTGAATGCTTGCGCTCTACCGTCTACTTCAAAGCTAACAATGTAGTCAGAAACATTGATGTTTGTGGACGTTAGGTAAGTAACTGTGTTTGCAAAGACAACTACATTGCCTGTGCTGTCCGTAACCGCGCTCTGAGCAGGAACAATCTTGATGTTGGAGTCGCCAATAGGCATGGCGTTTTCCAACCAAGAGAATTCACTGTCTCTGATGGCTGTGCGGTTGGCTTTGGTGTTGATCCCCCCGAACGTCTTCAGAACAGTGTAAGTCTTTTTCTGTTCTTGAGATGCCATCTTAGTAAGGACTGCTATACGGGTCCGGGATTCTGCGTGTGAAGACCGAATTCAACACGCTCTGCACTTGACGGTTGTACTGCTGAAGGAAAATCTCAGATTCTCCATAGCTTTGTTCTTTGTATTTTGCCTTGTAAGCCGCGTAGAACGCCACAGGAACCGTGTACGGGTCATTGATGGCATCAACCAACGTAGGATTGGTCAGAACGAGCGGAGAAGGCAGGATAACCGTGTCTACTTCCATGCTGTAGGACTGGTCAGGCACGGGTGAGATGTAAATTTGCCCTTGACCATACGTTGAGAAGCACACAGGCCTTCCAACGTAGTTCTGCCAGTACCGTAGCTGGGCGTTGAAGTTTGTCCAGGGCAGGTAACGCAGAGGAATTCTAGAATTTCCCCAATAGATCGTTACGTTGAGTACATCCAGAGTCTGCGAACCATTAGGTAACGACGAAAACGGGATGATTTCTGCATTCTGAACGTACAGCAGGGTGGCTGTGCCGTTAGTAAAAGCGGTTGACGGAGGGAAATTAGACCCAGAAACGGGGTATGGCGGGGCTGTAGACCCCAGTGTTCCACCTACCGTGATCTGGTAAATGAACACATTTGAAAATATGTACTGTCCAGCGGTGACAACAAGGCCAGCAGACCAAATAATTGCTGGTGTACCGT